TTTTTTTATTTTTTTGAAAAATGTTTGCGAAAACGAAACTTTTGTAGTATAATGATTATTAAGAAATGAGGAAGTAGAAAAATGATTGGAAACAAAATCAGAGAACTTAGAAAAAAACATAGCTTAACTCTTGATGAGTTAGCTAATAACTTAAATAATAGGTATCCTGATACTATGAACTTTAATAAAGGTAAAATTTCTAAATGGGAAAATGACAAAGAGGAGCCAAGGCTTTCATCTGTTAAAATCCTTGCTGATTATTTCGATGTACCTTTAGATTATTTCAACGGCAATGAGGTCGAAATATTGCCTATCTACAATAAGTTAGAGAAACCTAGACAAGAAAAAGTCCTTAGCTATGCTAAAGACCAACTTGAGGAGCAAGAAAGCTCTAATATTATTTCTATTTTTAATAAGTCTCAAGATGACGAAGACTACATTACTGATTATGTAGAGGGTTTGGTTGCTGCTGGTCATGGTACTTTCCAAGAAGACAATCTCCACATGGAAGTAAGACTAAGAGCTAATGATGTCCCTAACGAGTATGACACTATTGCTAAAGTAGCTGGAGACTCAATGGAACCTCTGATAGAAGATAATGATCTACTCTTTATCAAAGTCACAAATCAAGTAGACATCAACGACATCGGTATCTTTCAAATCAACGGCAAGAACTTCGTCAAAAAGCTTAAAAGAGATTATGATGGTTCTTGGTACTTACAAAGCTTAAATAGTGGATACGAAGAAATCCACTTGTCAGAAAACGACGACATCCGAACAATCGGTGAGGTTGTGGATATATATCGGGAGGGATGACATGAGTAACGAAAGTAGACCGATGGAAGTGATTAAACACAACCTAGATTGCAAATGCCACAGACGAAGAGAATGGATTAGAGTCAATGATAAGTGGCATGCTATCGAGTTTTCGGTAGACGATCCAAACGAACCTCCTATGACAGAGGAAGAGAAAGCCAACGTGGCCTTAATTCTTCAACAGCACTTATCGAAAGAATAAAACCAACTGTTTCTAAAATGGAAATAGTTGCAAACAAAAAATCCCCACTCTCAAATTTTGGCTGAGGAGAGTGTTCTGAACGGATTATATTTGACAATTAAATAGAAATTTTGATAAAATACAGTTGGATTACCTAGATGAACTCATCTAGTGCAAAATACGGCAGGTAGCTCCTGCCTCGGTCACAGCTGTACAATAATTGTGCAGCTTTTTTGATTACACAAACAAAAAAAGCCCCACGCTCAAAGATTGGACCCAGAGAGCGTGAGGCTAGCGACAAGAAAAACTTTTCAAAAGATATTACCTTTTGAGATGTTTTCTTGTACCCATTTTATCATTTTTTAGGAAATTTTGAAAGAGGTACTACTATGATAACAACAAATAAAGTCGCAATCTATGTTAGGGTGTCTACCACATCTCAGGCAGAAGAGGGCTACTCAATCGAGGAGCAAAAAGCTAAGCTCTCTAGCTACTGCGATATTAAGGACTGGAGCGTCTACAAGATATATACTGATGGAGGCTTTTCAGGATCCAATACTGACAGACCAGCACTTGAGGGACTTATCAAAGACGCTAAAAAAAGAAAATTTGACACAGTTCTAGTCTATAAGCTGGACCGTCTTAGCCGTAGTCAAAAAGACACGCTTTACTTGATTGAAGATATTTTCATAAAGAATAATATAGCCTTTCTAAGCTTACAAGAAAACTTTGACACCTCTACCCCCTTTGGTAAGGCTATGATTGGGCTCTTGAGTGTCTTTGCTCAGCTAGAAAGGGAACAAATCAAGGAACGTATGCAACTTGGGAAAATAGGACGGGCAAAGGCTGGGAAATCCATGATGTGGGCTAAAACATCCTATGGATATGACTATCACAGAGACACTGGAACCATTACTATCAATCCAGCCCAGGCCGTGGCTGTTAAGTTTATCTTTGAAAGTTACATAAGAGGGAGATCCATTACTAAGCTGAGAGATGATCTGAATGAGAAATACCCAAAACATGTGCCTTGGAGTTATCGGGCGGTCAGAGCCATACTAGATAACCCTGTCTACTGCGGTTTCAATCAGTATAAGGGAGAAATTTATCCAGGTAATCATGAGCCGATTGTTTCAAAAGAGGAATACGATAAGACTCAATCTGAGCTAAAAATCAGACAAAGGACAGCAGCAGAGAATGTCAATCCTAGACCATTCCAAGCTAAGTACATTCTATCCGGTATCACCCAATGTGGATATTGTGGCGCTCCTTTAAAAATCATGCTAGGTGTAAAGAGGAAAGATGGGAGCAGGTTAAAAAAATATGAATGCCATCAAAGGCACCCACGAACGCTGAGAGGCGTTACTACCTATAACGACAATAAAAAGTGTGACTCAGGATTTTACTACAAAGACAAGCTAGAGGCCTATGTGCTAGAAGAAATAAGCAAACTACAAGATAACGCTGATTACCTGGACAAAATATTTTCAGGAGACAATGCTGAGACCATAGACCGTGAGAGCTATAAGAAACAAATAGAGGAGCTATCAAAGAAACTGAGCAGACTTAACGATTTATACATAGATGACCGCATTACCCTTGAAGAATTACAGAGCAAGTCAGCCGAATTTATAAGCATGAGGGCTACTCTTGAGACTGAACTGGAAAACGATCCAGCACTCAGGAAGAACAAAAGAAAGGCTGATATGAGGAATCTGCTAAACGCTGAAAAAGTGTTTTCAATGGACTACGAAGGTCAAAAGGTACTTGTTAGAGGGCTTATAAACAAGGTTCAGGTAACAGCTGAGGACATTGTCATCAAGTGGAAAATATAAATAATTTTAGTAACCTACATCTCCACAAGTGTGAAAGCCTTCACTTTCGCTTTTTTCAAGAATGTCATGAGTTTTTTCATTTTAAAAATTCACCTCCATATTTTGATACATGGGCATGAGCATTGCCGCATAAAGTAAAACGATAATCAGAGCCACAAAGATAAAAACCA